CTGATATTAAGATGCAGATGCAAGATGCTGAGTTTGACCATCTACAAGACATGGCTCACCATGAAGAACATAAACGTCTAATCGAACATGATATTGCTATCTCTAAAGAGACAGGGTTCTTTGCAGGTCTTAAAAAGGGCGTACGTCCTATTATCACCTATTGTTTCTTTGGATTTTTCTTATTCTATAAAACCGTACTAGTAATGGAAGCGATGAAAGCAGGACTAAATTTGTCCGATATCTCTGATGTTATCTGGGACCCACAGTCTCAATCTATCTTCGCAGCAATTATTTCATTCTGGTTTGGATCACGAGCAGTTGAAAAATTAAAGTAACTGTTTACAAATTTCGTGATCTGATATATAATACCTAATTCTAAAAATTCAAGCATAAAAAGAGGTACGTTCTATGACTAATAGTCTAGACATGAGGGATTTTCTGTCTCAAACTAAATTTTACGACTCATATTCCAGATACATCGATGATGAAAACCGCTATGAGAGTTGGGATGAATCTGTTGACCGTGTTATGGCTATGCATAAGGACTATTATAAAGATCAGATGAGTACTGCATTGGCAGGAGAAATGGCTACTGCTTCTAATGCATATAAAGAAAAACGCGTACTCGGCGCACAACGTGCTTTACAGTTTGGTGGTGACCAGCTGCTTAAACATCAAATGAAAATGTATAACTGTACGTCTTCATATGTAGACCGTGCATCTTTCTTCGGTGAGTACTTTTACATTTTGCTTTGTGGTGCAGGTGCAGGTTTTTCTGTACAAACCCACCATGTAGACAAGCTTCCTCAGGTTGTAGATCGCAAGAAGCAGGCTAAAGGTTATGTTGTAGAAGATTCAATTGAAGGCTGGGCATCTGCGTTGGACGTATTGATGTCTTCATACTTTGTAGGTGGTGGTAACTACCCTGAGTTTGAAGGACGACGTGTATTCTTTGACCTGACAAATATCCGTCCGCGCGGTGCTAAAATCTCTGGTGGATTTAAAGCGCCCGGTCCTGACGGTTTGCGTATGGCTTTGGATCGTATTGAGTACTTGATTCAAGGTCAAGTAATGGGTAAAAGCAATCCTGTTTCTTTACGCCCAATCCATGTCTACGATATTGCGATGCATTGTGCTGACGCGGTTCTGAGCGGCGGTGTGCGGCGTTCTGCTACTATCTGTTTGTTCTCACCAACTGACACAGAGATGATGAGTGCAAAGACTGGTAATTGGTTTGTAGATAACCCACAGCGTGCACGTTCTAATAACTCTGCGGTGATTGTACGTAAAGAAACCAAAAAAGAAGACTTTATGGCAATCATGGACAGCATTAAGCAGTTTGGTGAACCAGGGTTTGTATTTGTAGAATCCACAGAGCATACAACCAATCCGTGTGTAGAAATTGGTATGTTCCCACAGATTGATGGCGAATCTGGTTGGCAAGGATGCAATTTGACAGAGATTAATGGTGGTCAATGTGTAGATGAGGAATCATTCTATAAAGCATGTGAAGCAGCATCGATCCTTGGTACTCTTCAGGCTGGCTACACTGACTTTAAATTCTTATCTGATACATCCAAAAAGATCTTTGACCGCGAGGCTTTGCTTGGTGTATCGATTACTGGATGGATGAATAACCCTGATGTACTATTCGATGAAAAGATTTTGGAAAAGGGTGCCAAAATTGTTAAAGAGACTAATGCTCGACTTGCTGCTCTTATCGGTATCAATCCTGCTGCTCGGACTACTTGTGTTAAGCCTAGCGGGAATGCTTCTGTCCTCTTGGGTACAGCAAGTGGAATCCATGCTGAGCACGCTGAAAGATATATTCGCAACATTCAGTTGAATAAAGAGTCTGAGATTGCACAGTTAATTGCTAAGACTAATCCTGATATGGTTGAAGAATCAGTTTGGTCTGCAGCTGGTAGCGATTGGGTTGTATCATTCCCTATTACACCTAAGCCAGGTTCTATTCTTAAAGATGAACTGATTGGACCTAAGCACCTTGATCTTGTAGGAAAAGCGCAAAAACATTGGGTAAATACAGGTAAGAACAAAGAACTTTGTGCAGACCCAACCGTATCTCATAACGTATCAAACACAATTTTAGTGGAGGATTGGGACGAAGTTGCAGAATATGTTTATAGCAATAGGAATAGCTTTGCTGGTATTTCTTTCTTGTCTACTTCTGGCGATAAGGATTTCAATCAAGCGCCAAACACTGAAGTCATCGACGCTGAGAAGATGGTTGAAAAGTATGGAGTGGCTTCTGTATTAGCCTCTGGTCTCGTTGTGGATGGCCTGCAGGCATTCGGAGACCTTTGGATGGCTTGTTCTACAGCTCAAGGATTTGGTGAGGATATTTCTCAAGAAAACTCTAAGAACACTATGAAGAAAGATTGGGTGCGTCGATTCCAGGCGTTTGCCAGTAAGTATTTGGAAGGTGATCTTAAGCAGGCAGAATACTGTTTGAAGGATGCTCACTTGATTCATAAATGGGAAAAGATCAAAAGGTCATACCAACAGATTGATTGGATTGGTGAGCTTACTGAAAAGAAGTTTACTGACGTCGATACTCTCGGTGCGGCTGCGTGTGCCGGAGGTGCATGCGAGATCGACTTCTAACTAGTAATATCAAAACTTAATAAAAATGATAAATAGCTCCAGGTGAATAACTTGGAGCTATTTTTGTATATATGTGGTATCATGAATTTAAACCGTTTGAGCCAGAAAGTGCTCCGGAAGAATATATTGGATTTGTCTATCGTATTCAAGACTTAGATACAAATAAAAAGTATATCGGTAAAAAACTGTTTTGGAATCGACGCAAGACCAAAGTAAAAACTAAAGCCGGTGGTACTAAGACAAAATATGTAACTAAAGAATCCGATTGGAGAAGTTACTACGGTTCTAATGCTCAACTCAAAGAAGAAGTTGCAAATTACGGACCAGACCCAGAAGCTAAAAAATATTACAGAGAAATTCTTAGGTTATGTAAGACCAAAGGCGAATGCTCATACCATGAAGCAAAGTTGCAATTTGAATATGATGTATTATTAAGAGACGATTATTATAATGGTTATATCCAGTGTAGGATTAACTCGAAGCATATTAAAAAGGATGAAGATGATGGTGAATAAGATGACATTACAGATTCATGAAGTGATTAAAAAAGCTGCTAGTCAAAGCAAAAAGGCAGATAAGATTAAAGTCTTAAAGGAAAACGAATCTTTTGCTCTTAGGACAATTTTGCAGGGAGCTTATGATTCTAGAATTCAGTTTATTCTCCCAGAGGGTACTCCTCCTTATACTCCAAATGAACCACACGCGGTACCTAGTACCTTACACAAACAAGTTAAAAGACTTGCTATGTTTGTCAATCCTAAAGCTACCCAATTAAAAGACTACAAAAGAGAATCTATGTTTATTCAGCTTCTGGAAGGGATTCACCCTGAAGATGCTAAAATCGTATTGCAGGTGAAAGACAAGAAACCATTTAAAGGTATTTCAGCTGCAGTAGTGAAGGAGGCGTTTCCAAGTATCCTCCCTTAGTTACTATGATTTTTGAACCTCAACTACTAAAGGAATCTTTCTATGATCATTTCCCAAATCGAAAGACTCAGAAAAGACTATCGTGAACTAGAACACTATGAGTACAAGATGGCAAAAAAAGGTCGTTCAGACCTTGTGAGGAAACTGAGGCTTAAAAGGGATTTCTTAGGTAAATCAATATCTGATATGGAGGAACAATCCTACACTTAGTTGTGTACAATCACTGAAAATTAGTATATAATAACAGTACTGTTGCGGGGGGAGAGGTATACACCAATGTATCTTTCCCCTTTGCCTATAGTAACATATATGTTACAGTATCAAGTTTATATACAAAAAATGAATTTAGTGTTGTATTTGTGTAGCTACAAGTTATATATTACATATATAAGCTGATTAACTAAAGGACTTACATCATGACAAAGTTTGACAAAACACAGTTCGAATTCTTCGGTGGATACCTTAACTACCATGGCGACTATGAAGGCGCTGAGTACTACGAAGAAGGTAATTGCCACCCATCCCGTGTAGGTACTCGTAAGCCTCTCTTTATTGCTCGCTTCAAGCACGGTGGACCTTTTACTAAATCGAAGGTAATGAAGAAAATCGTAGATATGTTCACTGTGGAGCAATACGCCGAAATGATGAAGATTGGTAACACTCCACTCAATATCATCAAGCAATTCGACCCGGTGTGGTTCAACAAAACTCTTTACGGAAAATAAGAAATGAAACGTCAAACCATACTCAAGCGGATTGGAGAGCCTAATTTGTCTCTCTTTGACGCTCCGGGTTACTTTTATTTTGAATATGATGATGGTGTTATATTAGAAACACGTAATGTGATGGTCGATCGGCTTTCACACCTATTTATCGACGAGTGGGTTGAAGAAGGTAAAGACTTCGTAAAGGACATTAAAAATGAAAGCACCCAGACTTAAAGATTATTGGAAGTATAATTTTACCCAGACATTCTGGAATCTATACCTAACTAAAAACCCTATGGCCCGATTGATGGGACTTGATTTTAGTAGCTTCCTAAACAAAAAGAAAGATGAAAATGACAAAACTGAATGAAAAAGTAATCCTCACTGATTGTGATGGTGTACTCGTTGACTGGCTCTTTGGCTTCAAAGAGTTTATGGCTAACAAAGGTTACACTGAGCAAGACCCGACTGGCTATGCTGTATGGAAACGGTATGGGCTATTGAATAAGGATAAGGGAAGAGAAATCTGTGAGGAGTTTAATAACTCTGCAGCCATTGCTTATTTGACTCCAAACTTAGATGCTATTAAATATGTACGTAAGCTCCACGAAGAAGGTGGATACGTCCTACGTGTAATCACCTCTTTGTCGTTGAATAAATATGCATACAAAGCACGGCTACAGAACCTTCACGATCTTTTTGGTGAATCTGTAATCGATGAACTTGTTTGCCTAGATACTGGAGCTGATAAGGATGAGGCGCTCGAGCCTTATCGTGACACTGACTGTGTATGGGTAGAAGACAAAGTTCAAAATGCAGTACTTGGCGATGAATTGGGACTAAACTCTTTTTTGATTGATCTACCTCACAATCGTCATCTTGAATATCCTAATCGTGTAAACGGCTGGGAAGATATTTACCATTCTATTGTAGGAGTATAAAATGAAAGCACTTATTATCGGCAGCGTGTCTATGTTGGCACTTACTGGCTGTGGAGTTAACACATATCCAAGTCTTAATCAATGTACAGATGTATTGTACTACACCCCTGAAACTCCAGCATACGCAACTCTCGGTGCAATCGTAGGTTCGATTGGTCTAGGTATTTTGTCTGATGGCGATGTTGCTATGTCTATGATTGGAGCAGGAGCTGGTGCTGTAGTTGGTACTAACGCTGCTGGTGGTTTGCATTCACACGAGGTGTGTCCTACTTCTGAAGTAACTTATACAGAACCGGAATATGAACATGTCTATGAAAAGTAATATTCTCGTAGGATTAGTCGGAGCAATTTTTGCTTTGGCTACTCCTGCTAAAGCAGAGACTGCAATTGTAACTGAATCAAAGCCGTACGTACAGCACCAGTGACGAAACTAGTTCTTTTTGATTTAGATGGCGTCCTTATTGATGCTAAGGAAATACACTATAAAGCTTTAAATCAGGCTTTAAATGAAGAGTATCGTATTACCAGAGAAGAACATATTAATATATACGATGGTAAAAAGACTACTGAAAAGCTTACAATACTTACAGAATTTAAAGGCCTTCCAGAAAAATATCATCAATGTATTAGTGATAAGAAACAATCTTTTACCATGGAATTATTGGCTGAACTTAATCCTATTTTTGAAATAACTGAACTGTTTAAAGAACTTGAAACAAAAGGATATAAGATTGGAGTTTGTTCTAATTCAATTAGAAGAACTGTGCTTACAGCTCTATCTAAAAGTCAACTAATTCACCATTGCTCGGTGATTATCTCTAATGAAGATGTAAGAAATTCTAAGCCTCATCCTGAAATGTACTGGAAAGCAATGTCAATTATGGGAGCGCTCCCAGAAGAAACATTAATTGTTGAAGATTCTCCTCCAGGTCTATTGGCTGCGGAAAGAAGTAGGGCTAAATATATCAGGGTAAATAATCCGTATGATGTTACGAGAGAAAAGATTTTCTCTAATCTAGAAAGTGGTAAAATAATGAATAAGTGGAAATCCGAAAAATTGAATGTATTAATTCCTATGGCAGGTGCTGGATCTAGGTTTGCAGCTGCAGGATACACTTTTCCCAAACCTTTAATTCAAGTACATGATAAGCCAATGATCCAGCTAGTAACTGAGAATTTAGGTTTAGATGCTAATTTTATCTATGTGGCACAGAAAGAACACAAGAAAAAATATAATCTAGATACTATGTTAAATCTAATCTCTCCAGGGTGTAAAATCATTGAGGTTGATGGTATCACAGAAGGAGCAGCATGCACGGCTTTACTGGCCAAAGAATTGATTAATAACGATGATCCTTTATTTTTTGCTAACTCAGATCAGTATGTTGACTGGAATCCTGTTGAGTTTATGTATGAAATGCAGGAAAGAGATGCTGATGGTGGCATTGTAACATTTAAAGCAACTCATCCTAAATGGTCATTCGCAAAGGTAGATGATAACGGACTAGTCGCAGAAGTTGCAGAAAAGAATCCTATCTCTGATAACGCTACAGTTGGTTACTATTACTGGAAGCATGGCTCCGACTTTGTGAAGTACGCAGAGCGGATGATTGAAAAAGATATTAGGGTCAATGGCGAGTTTTATGTTTGTCCGGTATTCAATGAAGCAATTAAAGATGGTAAGCAGATTAGAACGCATGAAGCAAGAAGAATGTGGGGTCTTGGTACACCAGAAGATTTGGAGTATTTTATAAAAGAAGATATTAAGTAATGAAAGTAGCGCTACTTTTACCAGGGTTTGTTAGAGACTTAAGTTATCTTAATGCCTTAAATGTTTTCTTAAATAACCATAAGAGTTATGATTTTGATTTATACACTAGTAGTTATGATATAGTAGGGCTGCCAACAAAATCTTCTATAAATCATACAAAATATAAAACTACTGAATCTTTTGTAGAACATAATTACATTTCTAAATTTAAAAAATGTGAATTAGATGATTATGAGTCTTATAGTAAAGAGTGTTTACAGTTTGTAAATAAAAATAAATTATCATCTTTTATACAAAAATGCTCAAATGAGTTTTGGAAAAAATACAACGCTAAGTTTAAAATAAAGGAAACTGAAGAAACACTTTTAGCAAATATATTTGCTCAGTGGAATAAGGTATATAAAACATATTGTTTACTAGATGATCCAGATTCTTATGATATTATTATTAGATCTAGATACGATTATAATTTAAAAACAATGGACCTAAGCAAATATATTAATTTCTGTGATCAAGATAAAAAAACTATAGTACATAAAATTACGTTATTAACAAATCAACCTAAGTTAGTCGGTGGTGATAATATTAAAATATTTCCTGTAGACGGATTTGCAATGGGAAATCCATATACTATGAAAATATATTGTTCTTTTGGAAAACCTGAAAATTTTATTAGGAATATAAAAGATCAAAATTTAAAATCAACTAATTGGTTTCAAGGAAAAGGTAAAGATATAAAATTAAGTAATGAGGGATCATTGTCTTACTGGTGTCACAATGTTAACGGACTTGATTATGCAAACATATCCGATAATCATTTGAAAAAATATCCCAATATGAGAACGACTAAAGTATAAATTATTATCTGCGCGTAGCTCAGCTGGATAGAGCAACGGCCTTCTAAGCCGTGGGTCGAGGGTTCGAATCCTTCCGCGCAGGCCATTATTATAGGAGAAAGAAATGTTATTTCTTGGATTAGGCGCAGTTGGTCTTACCTTAACTGCAATTGTTGGAGGTTGGGTTATTTACGATCAACTTTTTAACAATACTGAAGAAGATACTACTGAAAGTGAAGTACCTACTATTGCTTATTATAGTGATGCTGAATGGTTTAGTGAACCTCAAGCTACAATTAAATATCTAGTTGAAGATGACGAAGGCATTGATGCCCAGCTAACTCTTAACGCAGTTATGGATTGGGTAGAAGCAGACGAGCCGAATATCTGGACGGGCGATTGGAACGTAAGAGTTTCAACTTGGAACGATGCCGGCGTAGTACAAATTAACGGTGATGCTTCTACTCTCATTAAAAATACCTATGATGATGTAGAAGTTCCTTACTTTACCGGCGACGGTTTTCTTGAAACAGCAATTATTGATTTGGAGTTTGCATAATGAATAATCGAATGAATAAAAATATCTCTAAAGAGTTTCGTAAACAGTTAGACCTACTAAATCGCTGGAAAAAGAAGCAAAATCCTAATGTTACTGTGTGGACTACTGTCAAGAATAGTGAAGGTAAAGAAACTTATAAGCATGAGCGGAAGAAGGCCAATGAGGCCTGGGGACAACCAGAACCATTCCGGATGAAGTAATGGAAAAACTAGCTGACTATATTAAAGTTTATCAGAAAATAATGCCAGATGCCTTATGCGATAAACTCATTGAGCATTATGATAAGTCTGAAGACAAGATTGTACGTGATGATAAACTCATGAAGTTTAAAGAAATTAATCTAATGGATGATGTATCTCTTCTAGAAGAGTTCAATCAAATGGCTGGTCTGATGGAATCAACATACCGGCAGTATATCCAAGATGTTTTTGGTTTATTTCCTAAAAAAATCTCGTATGAAGCACCTCGCGTGAAAAGATATGAACCAGGCGAAGGATACTTTGAATGGCATACTGATGTAGCCACGGCTGAGTCTGGTAAACGTATGCTTGTTATGTTTTGGTATCTAAATGATGTTAAGGAAGGTGGAGCGACTCAGTTCTTAATCAATGAAAAGGTCATGTCTGTTAAACCGCGTAAAGGTTCAGTTGTTTGTTTCCCGCCCTATTTCATGTATCCGCACAAGGGCGACGTCCCAATTAGTGAACCGAAATATGTAGTAAGCTCATATATAAATTTAGCGTAACATAAGAGAGGCAACAATGCACATTGAGAGTGATATCAAACTAGACTACTCGGACGTTCTCCTTCGCCCCAAGCGTTCAACACTAACGTCTAGAAAGGAGGTCAAGCTTACTCGAGCATTTGCATTTCCTCATTCACAACGAAAGATCGACGTCAATCCTATTATCGCAGCTAATATGGATGGCGTCGGTACTTTTGAGATGCTCAAGGTTCTTGCAGAAGACAACATGCTTGTAGCACTCAACAAATCGTACACCGCAGAAGAACTTCGCGATATGTACAGTCATGCAGCTATAAAAGATAGCAATCGCATGAAAGAAAGTCTTTGCCTAACCATTGGCATGCAAGATGCTGATTATGAAAAAGTCAAAGAGCTTAAAGATAAATTCCCTATTATTTGTATTGATACTCCAAACGGTTACATGGAGAAGTATGTTCAGTTTGTAAAGTCTATCCGTGAGCTTTGTGGTGTCAACAACATTATCATTGCAGGTAACGTGGTTACTGCCGATCAGACACAGGAGTTGATTCTAAATGGAGCTGACGTGGTTAAAGTGGGCATTGGTCCTGGATCTGTTTGTACTACTCGTATTGTTACTGGTGTTGGGTATCCGCAACTATCGACGGTTATCGAGTGCGCTGATGCCGCTCATGGGCTTGGCGGTCATGTTGTTGCTGACGGTGGTTGCACTTCTCCGGGAGATGTAGCTAAGGCATTCGCTGCAGGTGCAGACTTTGTAATGCTAGGTGGTATGCTGGCAGGTCATGATGAAGGTGGCGGTGAACCTGTACATAAATATATTCATAATAACGAGTACTACTTTGTAAAAGACGATGAGTCATATAAGCCGGTTATTGACCGTAAAGAGTTTCGTCAGTTCTATGGCATGTCATCTAATACAGCTAACAAAAAGCATGCAGGCGGTTTAAAAAACTATCGTGCATCAGAAGGTCGTGATATTCTTGTACCATACCGTGGTGCAGTAGCAGATACAGTACAATATATCCTGGGCGGTCTCAGGTCCACCTGTACGTACGTAGGAGCAAAGCAGATCAAAGACCTAACCAAGTGTGCTACATTTATTAAAGTAAACAATCAGTATAACAGGGTATACGAAAATGCTTAATCTTCGTGAACTAACTATGGAACAGCATAAAAATGCTGAACGTACAAAATTTGCTAAAAAACTTGTTTCAGGTAAAATTCGTCGATCCGAATATACTGCCTATCTTTGTAATATGTGGAGGATATACAGCTGTCTAGAAATGTGTGCGGTCAAATTTAATCTTTTTGAAGGGATTGAAGCAATTAAGCGGGCAAAGCTTATTAAGATGGATTACTTGGAGATAGTCGGATTAAAAAAAGAATTGACTGATCATGTTTATACGTGTAATACTACACTTAAGTACATAGAATATTTGTCTTCTTTACAAGATCCTGAAAAACTTTTAGCACATATTTACGTACGTCATATGGGAGACTTATCCGGTGGTCAGATAATTGCTGATAAGTTAAAAGGTAAGTTTCCAGCTAGATTTTATATGTTTGATGATGATGTTGATGTCTTAAAAGATAAGTTAAGAGAGAAGTTAAATAATAATATGACAGATGAGGCAAAAATTGCCTTTGACTTCGCTAAGAATTTATTTGCAGAACTGGAAAATATCGATGATCTGGAATCGATTGATTGAGATCCAAAACTTTTTAGAAAACAAATTTAATAATACTGGTAAAGAGATTGCTGAACCTGGAATGGATAGGTTCAATCAACCTGGATGGGTTAATCGGGTTTGGACTTCTGAATCTTATCGTCGAGCACACATTGATGTAGTTGATGCTAGAGAGACCAAAAAGCTTTGGATGATGCATGTCTGTATCTTTCCTCATCTTAATAGTGATGCACCAATCTTTGGATTTGATGTTATTGCTGGAAAGAATAAAATTACTGGCGCCTTTTTTGATTATAGTCCAACCACTGATGTAAATCATCCAATGGTTAATTGGTTTGGTAATACTATGGCTAAGTACGGTTATAATAAGACTAGAACACTTCCTGAGTGGGCACAAAAGATTTTTAGTAAACATATGGTTGCTGCTGGTAACGTATCAGAAGAATCTGAAATAAATATGATTACTGATATGGTCGACGAAGGTTTGACATATTACCTAAATAACGTAGGAAACCATAAAGGAGCTTTTGTCTACGATCATATGGGACAGTTAGCTCAGAACAGATATGCTAAATACCAAAAGCAAAACCCGCACACTCCTAGGACTATGGCTTCACTAGGATTGGATGAAGATGACGTGAAGCTTTTTATTGATAAATGTTTATTTCCTGAGGTTTAATATGCCAGTCTACACCGTAAAGAATAAAGAGACCGAAGAAGTTGTGGATGTTAACTGCCCTTATATAGAATTAGAAGAATTCTTGAAAGAAAACCAAGAATGGATTCAGCTGCTAAAAATGCCTGCCACTATTGGTGGAACAGTATCTACCCTAAGACAAGCAGGTCAAGGGTGGCAAGATGTTTTAAGCAAAATTAAAAAAGGTTCTGGTAAGGAAAATAATGTTAATGTCTAAGCAAAAAGGTGTCAGATCCTTGAAGCTGAAACTCGAAGACCTACCTGAGATCGAACCTATTACAGAAACACAAAAAAAAGTGTTTACAAGCTTCGAAAAAGGTGATAATATAGTACTTGCAGGTTCGGCAGGTACCGGAAAAACATTTGTAGCGCTATTCCTCGCTCTTGAAGAAGTTTTGGATAGAGAAACGCCTTATGATAAAGTCGTATTGGTTAGATCAATTGTACCTACACGGGACATTGGTTACTTGCCTGGGAATGAAGATGAAAAGAAAGATGCTTATACCGGCCCCTACCGCTCTATCTGTGATGAACTATTCAGTGAAGGTGATGCCTGGAATAAGCTCGTACAATCCGGAATTATTAAGTTCGAGTCTACATCTTTCATTCGAGGGACCACGTTTAATAATTCGATAGTGATCGTAGATGAAATGCAGAACCTTAACTTTCATGAGTTGGACTCTGTGATCACTCGTGTCGGTAGAGAATGCCGAGTCATCTTATCAGGTGATTACTACCAATCTGACTTTGATAAAGAAAAAGACAGAGACGGCATACTCAAGTTTCTAACCATTGTAGAGCAAATGAAAGACTTTGAAATCTTTGAGTTTGGTTGGAAGGACATTGTCAGGTCAGGCATTGTTCGTGATTATATTATGACCAAGGAAATGCTAAAAGTCAAATGAAAGGATAAGACATTGGCTAAGTTTTCGCGTTTTGACCCGCGTAATAAAAAGAATGGACGTCATAAAAAAATGACTATTGAACAATATCCAAAAGGATCCAAACGGTCAGATGTGGATAATGAGGATGATAAGTATCTTCGTAAGTACAAAAAAATTGATTATTATGATGACACTGATGAGGAGTTTGTAAGGTAATGATTGCCGGTAAAGTATGGGGTTCCACGGAACTAATTGAAGCTAACGGTGCACTTGAGTTTCACCGTATCTTCACCAAGAAAGGTGGAGTGTGTTCCAAGCACAAACATGAGTATAAATGGAACGGATTCTTCGTGGAATCTGGTTACCTGCTTATTCGCGTATGGCAGAATGATTATGATTTAGTCGATGAGACTATCGTAGGTCCAGGCGAATGGACCAAAGTAAAGCCTGGTGTCTATCACCAGTTTGAGTGTATTGAAGACTGCGTGGCCTTTGAGGTCTACTGGGCAGAATTTTCACATAATGATATCGTTAGGGAAACCGTTGGATACTCGTCGGACGTTTGAACACGTTAAAGTTCACTTTGATTATGATGACCTTCTTTCAGAAACAACTGATAATGGTCGCATGTACCTAACTGAGGACCGTAAAAAATACCCGTCTATTACTACTGTCCTCTCTATTCTTTCTCGTGCTGGTATTGCTGCATGGCGTAAACGTGTAGGTGACGAAGAAGCAGACCGCGTTTCTCGTATTGCTACTACTCGTGGTTCAGCCGTTCACCAGATCGTAGAGGACTATATAGATAATAAGCCAGACTATGATGCTGGTTATTTTCCTAATATTCTAGATAACTTCTTTGATCTTAAAAGCATCATTGATAAGCGTCTAGGTAAAGTCTACGCACAAGAGCAGCCACTGTACTCGCACCACCTAGGTGTGGCAGGTCGTGTTGACTGTGTAGCAGAGTTTGATGGTAAACTATCCATCATTGATTTTAAAACATCTAAACGACGTAAGACTCGTAGCAATTGCTACAGTTATTTTATGCAAGAAGCTGCTTACGCAATCATGTGGGAGGAGCGGACCGGCATGCCGATTACGCAACTCGTGACGATTATGTCAGTAGACAATGATCATCCACTTGTTTTCGTAGAACAACGTGACGATTGGACGGAGAAGCTTAATGCAACCATCGAACAATACCGAGGAGAACAGGCTCAAGCCTCAGAAAATCACACCAGTTAAGTCTGATGTTAGGTATTACACTGTTGATGGGACTTTTTGTTCCATCAATATGTGTCTAGAAAAATTTGATACTGTTACAGCTGTAGAAAAGAAAGCACGTAATGGTCAAGCGTATAGCCAATATTTCCATGTGTGTAATGAATGTAACAGGAAATATGAAACCTCACGAAATAAAAGCGATACGTCTAATGCTAGACGCGAAGCTGAACTGAAAGGTAAAGTATGAATATGGACCCGTTTGCTCCACTAGATGAAATGCTAGGTATGGGACAAAAGAATAAAAACATTTTCTCTGGTAAGTCTCTTGTTCAGCAGCATGATCTTTATCTAACAGGTGAGATTAAGTCTGCTGAACATTACACTGATTGGTTTGAACTTCTTCGCTCTGCGGGTAAATCAGATATTATTAAAATCCATATCAATTGTTATGGGGGTGATTTGTTTACTGCTATTCAATTGATGCGCTGTATCACAGAGTCTAATGGTAATATTGTAACTTCTGTAGAAGGCGCATGTATGTCTGCTGCTACCATGATCTTCCTGGCATCAGAGTCTTTTGAGGTGTCTGATCACTCTGCCTTTATGTTCCACAACTACTCTGGCATTACTATTGGTAAAGGCGGAGAGATGTACGAGCAGATTAACTTTGAAAAGAAGTGGTTCAATAAGTTAGTTAATAACATCTATAAAGACTTCTTGACAGAAGAAGAAATTAAGGACATTGAGCACGGCAAAGACCTATGGCTAGACGGCGATGAAGTCGTTATCCGTTTGAAGAAAATGGGTAAGTTTGAGGTTGAAAAACAGCTTAGCCTAGAATTAGGTGAAGAAGATGATGAATGATAACATTGTCGTGTTCACGGGCGGGTTTGATCCAATCCACTCTGGACATATTGACTTGATTAATGAAGCGGCTAAGATGGGCCGAGTTGTAGTTGGCCTGAACTCAGATGAGTGGTTGACACGTAAAAAGGGACAAGCCTTCCTGCCATGGCGAGAGCGCGAGTATATCCTACGGCAGTTTAAAAACATTATGCAAGTCATTAGTTTTGATGATAGCGATGGCACTGCAGTTGACGCCATTCGTAGAGTCAAGAATACCTTTGCGGCTAATAAAATCATTTTCGTCAATGGCGGTGATAGAACTTCAGGTAATGTCCCTGAAATGGAAGCTTTCATTAACGATCCTCAGATTGAGTTTCAATTCTCTGTCGGAGGGGACAATAAGAAAAACTCTTCAAGTTGGATTCTTGAAAAGTGGAAGTACCAAAAGACGTATCGTGACTGGGGATATTGGCGCGTACTAGACGATAAAGGTACAATTAAGACCAAGGAACTAGTTATCGAACCAGGTAAGTCATTAAGTGATCAACGGCATCAATACAGGTCAGAGCATTGGTATGTGTTAAGTGGCACAATAAATATTTGTGATAAAGTGCTAAAGCCACACGATACGATTATCATTGATCCTATGCAGTGGCATAAAGCAGAAAATACCGGAACAGAGCCAGCACACATTATTGAAATTCAGTATGGCGACAAATGCATTGAGGATGATATTGAAAGGCGCGATTGATGAATATTGCTGTAGTCACTACATTTAATAACAAGCTATATAAAAAATATGCTTATCGCTTTATGGAGACATATAACTGGGATTTTGATCTTCACGTCTATAGTGAAAACGCTATTCCAGGATCTTATATAGATTATATAGATCTTTACTCAGTACCTGGCTGTAAAGAGTTTGTAGAAAGAAACGCAGAGCGTTCTGCAAAAGACGCTCAGGTAAGTTATAAATTTGACTCAGTTAGATTTTCTTATAAAATTTACGCCTATACTGATTTTATTCTTAATAAAGCTAAAGACTATGACGGCGTAATTTGTATCGATGCCGATAGTGTTTTCTATAAACCAATTGGATCTAAATGGATTAAAGAACATATTCATAGAGATGATTGCATGATGGGGTATTTAGGTAGAGCAGGATACTACAGCGAGTGTGGGTTCTTGTATTTTAACATGAATCATAAAGACACTTTAGACTATGCTGCAGAAATGAAAAAAATGTACGACACCGACAATCTTTATAAAGAAAAAGAATATCATGATAGTTGGATTTGGGACGTAGTACGCAATAGGTTTGAAAAAAACAAAGGCACTAAAAATTTCAATATTGGTGACAATGCAAAGGGTCATGTTCAAGCCAGATCGCCTTTAGGTAAAATCTATGACCATACAAAAGGTAAACGTAAAGTAAGTGGTGTAAGCCCAGAATTTAAAAGGATTTAAATATGACTGAAGTAGAAATGCATTTGGGTGGTCACCTAAATAAGACGTGCATCGACGAGCCAGTACTTAAATACCTAAAAGAAATGTATGGTATTAAAAGTATGATTGATATTGGCTGTGGTCCAGGAGGAATGAAAGAGATTGCATCTCAACATAATATTAAATGGACAGGCGTAGATGGTGATCCTACTGTAGAGCAGGACGCAGTACATATTCATGATTATACTAAAGGTTCGTTTACTTTTGCAGATAAAACATTTGACTTGGCTTGGTCTGTTGAATTTTTAGAACACGTTGAAGAAAAGTATATTCCTAATTATATGAAGACTTTTCAACTAGCTGATATGTGTGTAGTAACTGCAGCACCTCCAGGGACACCAGGACACCACCACGTTAATTGTAAAGGGCTAGATTACTGGACTAAAGTATTTGCTGAGTACGGATTTAAATACGATGCAAACCTAAGTGGTTCTCTTAAGATGATTAGTACAATGCGGAAAGACTTTTTCAAAAAAACAGGTATGGTATTTACAAAGGAAGAATAAAGTGAAACTAGAAATTGGAGCTGGAGAAGCAGCTGGAAATAATCCAGACTGGAAATACTCAGATGTTAGAGCTGTTCCTGGAGTTGATTTTGTATGTAATGCCTGGGATATTGACGAACATGTAGAAGACAATGTTGTCGAAAAGATTTATTCTAGACATTTCTTTGAACATGTAACCTTTAGGCAAGGTGAGGTTGTTTTAGAAAAGTGGCTTAAAATTATGAAACCTGGTGGTGTATGTGAAATGATGCTTCCCAATATGGACTTTCATGTAAAACAATATGTCTCGGGAAATAAACCTGAGCATTGTCGAGCAGGATTTTGGGGCTGGCAACGAGGTGAGTTTGAAGAAGTTTGGGATGTACATAAGAGCGGATATAATGTAAAATCTTTGAGTGCATTGGTAAAGTCTAAAGGATTTGTTAATTATAAAAGCCTTAGATCTACTTCTGATAAACACTTACATGTAACATTTGAGAAAGCAGTATGATTAACGTATTCATTGGTTATGACAGTAAAGAAAAGGCAGCGTTTAGTACGCTGTCTTACTCTATTCTAAAAAATAGCACTAAACCCGTGGCAATCACGCCAATCTATCTTAAAAACATCAAAGATGATTTTGTTCGTGCAAGAAATAACTTATCTTCTACCGAGTTTTCTTTTAGTCGATTTATTGTACCTCATTTGATGAACTATCAAGGCTGGGCATTATTCATGGACTGTGATATGCTTATGAAAGGAGATATCGCAGAACTGTGGCGTATGCGTGATGATCGATATGCTGTACAGGTATGTCAACATGACTACGAACCTAAGTCTACTACTAAGTTTTTAAACCAAACTCAGACAGTGTATCCCAAAAAGAACTGGTCCAGTTTTATGTTGATGAATTGTTCTAAGTGTACACGACTAACACCAGACTATATCAACTCTGCTTCAGGCCTGGAGCTTCATCAGTTTAAATGGTTAGATACTGAGGAAATGATTGGTTCTCTTCCTTTAGAGTGGAACTGGTTAGCAGGTGAATATGAACATAAAGAAGACGTTAAAAATATTCACTACACTGAAGGTGGTCCATGGTTTGAGGCATACAATAAAACAGACTATGCTAAAGATTGGTGGAAATATCATTTCGAAACAAGTAAGGTAGGTTTATCATAATGGATTTTACTGCGTATCTTTCTACTACATCTGGACACAAACAAAAATTCCTAAAAAACTTCGGGAAGGGTGTAGAGAAGCACGGTGATAAAGTTAATTATTACAATGGAAGCTCCTATATAGATGCCGATGCTTCTATCGTGTTTGGTTATATTTCGTACCAAAATAGATCTCCTTCCTTGGACTTAAGAAAAAAGATCGCCAAGTCTCAGAGAGAAAAAAATGTTTTCTTCTTGGATAGTAATGCTTTTAAAGAATATGAACGTACTTTGTATCATCGCTATCCGATGATATCTCCTTATCCAAATAAATCTGAGTTCTTTGTGGATCATATTAAAGAAGACCGATGGAAAAAGATTAAAGAAGATAGTAAGATTGATGTAAAAGATTATCGCAAAGAGGGTAGTCATATTCTAATTCTACTGAACCGTGGTACTTTGGGATTTGCCAGTAAAGGATATAACTGCTGGGATTGGGCATATGAGACAGTCAAAAAGATTAGAAAATACACTGATAGAAAAATCGTCATTAAGCCTCATTCCAAAGATACTGATGTTAATAGATATGCCACAGAATTTTATAGTGATAAATCTGTAACAATCACTAAAAAGACTTTGAAACAGTCTTTAGAAAACGCATGGTGTAGTGTGATTCTTTCTAGTAGTGCAGGAGTCCCTAGTTTAGTTGAAGGTGTACCGGTAATTACCACGTGTGATTACAGTTTACTTTCTAAGTTCTGTACAGATACATTGAAAGATATTGAGAATCCAACCATGTTTGATAGAAAAGATATCTTTCAAGAATTAGCCAAACAACACTGGACTCTAGATGAAATTGCAAACGGAGATTACTGGGCTATAGCCAGAGAAAACTTATGCAAATAGTAGGATTTAGAGGTTCATATAGAAACTTTCCATTTCCATCACATCCAGACTTTCAACTAAAAGATTTTGGTGCAAGGGAGTTGATCAATCCTGATGCATATATTCAAACTAGCGTGGCTGGAGTGGCAAAGACTTCTAATAATAATCAGTATAGTTACATTCGCAAAAGAGGTAAACCGGTTTATGTAGTTGAACAGGCTATCTTTAGGCAGAACCTGAATATGAAACAGGACAAAGATACGTATCTTCGTTTTGGATTGAATCACTATGATTTAAAAAACGGATATTTTGCAAACCATAATTCACCCGATGATAGATGGAAACAAATTCAAAAAGACCAGGATATTGAAATTAAACCTTGGAGAACTAAAGGAGATTATATCCTAATTCTGTTGCAAAATCCTATTGATACCAGTTTAAACTCAATGGTACAGAAAATTCAATACGGCCAGTGGTTAGTAAATCTAGTAAGAGACATTCGTAAGATTACTGACGAAGATATCGTGATTAGACCACATCCGTTGTTTATCAATCGTATTAAGAATAATGGATTAAATGGCACCAAACAATATAAGAATGTTAGAATATCAGATGTACACAAAGGAACTAGTCCATCCAATGGGGGAGACAATTTAGCCAAAGATTTGGAAAAAGCTAGAGTCTGTATTTCTTATACTAGTAACAGTTTAACAGAAGCAATCTGTGAGGGAATCCCATCTATATCTTTGTCTGACGAGTGTTTTGCATGGCCTGTTAGTTATCATAATTTAGATATTTTAAAAGACCGAAGTTTAGTTTGCAATATAGATAGAACACAGTGGTTACATGATTGTGCTTATGCTCAATGGAAACTATCTGAGATTAACTCTGGCATTCCTCATAGGAGACTATTAAATGGCAATAGAGCTTAAAAATAGTATGTTCATCCATGTTCCAAAATGTGGAGGTAGAACTGTAAAAACTCTCTTGCAGAAATACGTCAGTAATGTAAAGATTATTGGGGACGTAACATATGATAGTCACGCAACTCCTGATACCAATAAACAAGTGTTTGGTTTTATTCGTCATCCTGCAACGTTTATTCATAGTTTATGGACACATCGAGGTAAGAAAAAAACAAATACGAGAGGACACCCCTGGAATTGGCAGACAGATATTAGATTAGAAAGAGAATGTAAGTCTACTGATTATAATGAGTTTGTTGAAAACATTTTAAAAGATACTAATTATGTTTGGGACTATTATCATTATTATTTAGGAAAGTATGAAAACGTTCAGTACGGTAAAATTGAAGACTTAACAGAAAGTTTAATCCGTATTTTAAAAGAAAACGAAGAAGACTTTGATGAAGATGGTATTCGTAGCAATATGATTGTCATTGGCGCTAATGATAAGAAAAAACCAGTAGGTTTATTTTCCAGCATGGATCCAGAGCAAATATATAAACTAGTAACAGTATCAGAAAAACAATTATGTGAAAGGTTTAACTATCATGCGCTTTGACAATCCAATCTATGATCATGGATTTAAGTTTCCGGATATTGCAGAATTTCCTGATGTTGCAGATGAGCCGCGATACAATGGCAATAATGCAGAAGAATATTTAGCTAAAATGAGATCTGCTATTGAGAATAAAAATCAAGAAGAGTTTTCTAATGGCTATAAGCATTTTATGAAAAAACCAGATTCAAAGTTATTTGATAAACTTAATAAAATGTTTAGCTTCTACTCCGGTTTTAAGAACAATAGAAAAGAAACTGGATTACCAACCAATAAAATTTATGATGAATTATTTGAAAATGGCATCTCATACCTTCATATTGATACAGATGATTTAAACAAAAAGCTTAAATCAGATATTAATCAGTTGCTTAATAAAGCAGATTGGCGTCCGCCACTTGGTACCTTTGATAGATTCAAACAGATGCCAGAACATGTTGGTTATGTAAATAATATGTTCAATAAATTAGGTATTCTTCAGGCTGCTACAAAGTATAATAAAGGTAAACCTTTACAAGTTAAAAATGTAGTATTGCATATTGCCAAACCAACAGATCAAAATTATAAACAGTTTTTATATGATTGCGAAACTGTCAGTAAAACTATTAACACGCACATTGATCCTAAAGAAGACGTTATTAAGTCAATGATTTACTTGAATGAGATCGGAGAAGACGACGGTCCATTTAAATATGTTGAACAGTCACAGCGTTGGATGCATGATGATTTGCAAGATTTATTTGGTCGAGCTATTACAACTGGAAGCTATTGCCATGATGAAGAATCCAGAGCATCTGTTTTTCAGTTACCTAAAGAGTTAAGAGTATCTCATAACTTTGGTAGACTTCTATTGGATGGAACCCCTGAACAGGATTTTATTTTAGATAGACAGACGTCAATGACAAGTGATAAAGCAAACTGTTGTGTTTTTGATACTGCAGGAATTCATCAGGGTGGCGTGTGTAACACCGGAACTAGAATAGCATTACAGGTATTAATGAAATGACTTTGAATTTAAGTGATAATGTTTTAAAACGGCGTGTATTTAAGCAAGCAATTCTTGATTTGCATATCAAAGAGTTCATGTTAGGACAAACAAAAAAATATTTGTTTAAAAATAAAAACACAATTGATATAGGAGCCGCTACTGGAATGTACTCTAGCTTTTTTGCTAAGCATTCTAAGAATGTATTTTCTTTTGAAGCAGTTCCTCCTGTCTATAAACAATTGGCATTGCTATCAGATAAAATTGATAATCTTAATGTTTATAATTTAGCGGTTAGTGATTTTTCCGGCAAATCTGATTTTTATGTCGATGATAAGCGCCTATCTAATTCAGGATTTCAAAATCTAGTTGGCGGTCAAAAAATAGAAGTAGACACTATTAAACTTGATGGATTCGGTATCGATAACATTGGTTTTATGAAAATCGATGTTGAAGGTAATGAGCTAGACGTCTTGAATGGAGCTGTAGGACTTATTGAAGAATATTTACCTACGTGCATGGTTGAGATTTATGATAAGTTCAATAAGTATCCTGTTGAAACTACTTTTGATTTTTTCTTTAGCAGAAACTATAAATGTTTTTATAATGAAAGAGCAAAGGGCTTAAAACAAGTTCGCAATATCAATGAGGCTTTAGAAGCACAAAAAATTATAGAAATCACAGATGGAGATTTCTTGTTTACTCAGTAAGGATACATTATGATTGTTACTCATAAGATGGATTGGGACGCGTGTCTCAGTCGGAAAATTTGGCCTCATGTGAAAAAAGGCTGGATTGACGAATTTAAATATATGAACTTTTTCTGGGGTTTGGGCGGTGATAACCTTACAAAACTTGCTGAAGTTATCAATGTTAAAAAAGAAGAATGGTGGTTTGTTGATGTTGGATATCTAACTAAACAAATCGTACGATATCCTGAACCTAAGATTGTTGATAAAGATAATACTTATTTCAGGATCGTAAAGGAAGCTTTACATACTAATGTTCATAATTATAATGATCCTAGCAGACTTAGATATTTACAAGAAAATGATATTGTAGGTGAGTTTCCAGGCTGGAATGAGAAAGGAGATCATATTTTGATATGTCCTTCCTCAGAAACTGTTACTAGATCCTTAACTAAAATGTCGGTAAAAGACTGGACAAAAAAGGTGATTGATGATCTTAAAGAGGTTACTGATCGCCCTGTTAAAGTTCGAATGAAACCCAGACCTAAGAATAAGTTTTGGGGAACTGATATTAATGACGATTTGGAAAACTGTCATGCATGTATAACCTCTCTTAGCCTATCGGCTATTGATTCCGTGATGAAAGGAGTTCCTATCATTACATATAATGCTCATGCTGGATCATCTTTGTCCGCCAAAAGTCTACAGCACATTGAAAAGTTAAATAAGCCATCAGATAAAATAGTAAATGATTGGTTGGCTTCGCTTGCTAATAATCAGTTTACACTAGATGAAATCGGCAACGGTACAGCTTATGAGGTATTGAAAAAGAACTATGGATAATGTATTTTTAACAGGGTGCGACCGTAACACAGAATGGATGTTAGAATGGTGGTTTGAAAACTATTCTAGATATAATGATTTGCCTGTTATTTTTGCAGACTTTGGTGTCAGCAGTAGTTGTCGACAATATGTAAAAGAACATTTTGCACATATTATTACTTTCAAACCATACGAATATAAGGCGTGGTTTCTCAAACCTAAAGCCATGATTGAAGCTTCACACCGAGCTAAGAAAGTGTGTTGGATTGATACCGATTGTCATGTATTAGATAACATCTCTGAAATTTTTGAGTATTCTAAACCAGAAAAATTAGGGATGGTACAGGATAAACCATGGTCTAAACGTAGGGGTGAAGTTTGGCATAATTCAGGAGTTGTTCTTATTGAAGGTACTCCAAAAATTCTGCACAATTGGGCCGATCGGATTGAAAAAAGACCAAAAGTTGGAGATCAGGAAGTTTTACATGAGATGGTCAGAGGTGACGACTTAACTAGAATGATACATATTGAAGATCTGCCGAATATGTATAATTGGTTAAGAATCCAAATAGAACACGACAATCATGATTCTAAGAAAAAGAAGATTATGCATTGGACTGGCAACAAAGGTAAGAAGATTATTAAGGAGATTATGAAGAGTGGCTGATAATATTGTACATGTTATTGGTAATGGTGATAACGCTGTTTGGTTTGATAATGCTTCAAAGGGTAAAAAGCTTGTATGCAACAAACCTATGGTAGAGGTTCGTAATCCATATGCCACGTGTATCGTAGATTTTAAGATGATGAAAGCCTTGACTGAAGGTAGTATCAATCTTGATGGTTTTACTTGGATTTTAGGTTATCGTCCTAAGATTTGGATGGAAAAACATCCTGCGTTTCATATGCGCCATGCTTCACACATTAAAGACTTTTATACGGTTCTTCCTAAATATGCAGGCAAGGGAGGTCAGGGATATACAAATCTAAACTGCGGTCACTTTGCCACACACTACGCTGCAAATAAACTCAAAGCCGATACTATCCATTTATATGGATTTGATTGCTTATTTGATTTTAGTACAAGATCCATGACGGACTTTGCCTTACAGTCTGATAGAGGTAACAATAACACTCAACGTTTGACCGATACCTGGCGTCACGTGTTTAACGGTATTTTTAATGAGTTTAAGGACACTCAGTTTGTTTTGCACCATAAACACTCCAACTTAAAAATTCCTAAGACGGATAATATGGAGATTGTAGTCCATTCTAAAAAGAAAAAATCTTAACTAATAGTTTGTAAAAAATGCAAATTAGCTGTGTACATTTGCGTTGAAAGAGTATATATTCATACCATAACATCGACACAGAAAGGTATGAACGATGGCTCACGAAATTGAAATGGTAAACGGTGTTGCTCAGATGGCTTATGCAGGTAACCTTCCTTGGCATGGTCTTGGTGCTGAAGTATCTGACGATATTTCTACTAATGATATGATGAAGGCCGCAGGCCTTGATTGGTCTGTAACCAAGCAGCCTATGTACTACATGGATGATCTGGGCGAGATGGGTGAAGTACCTGGTAAGACTGCTCTGGTCCGTTCCACTGACAACAAGGTCATGGACATTGTAGGTGAAGGCTGGAACCCAGTACAGAACCAAGAAGCATTTGACTTTTTTCGTCAGTTTGTAGATGCTGGTGATATGCAGATGCACACTGCCGGTTCTCTCAAAGGTGGTAAGATGGTCTGGGCTCTGGCTAAGATCAACGATGGTTTTACTATCAAAACTCCACAAGGCGAAGACACTGTAGAATCCTACCTTCTCTTCTCCAACCCACATCAGTACGGTAAGTCAATCGACGTACGGTTCACTCCAATCCGTGTGGTGTGCAACAACACTCTTACTCTCTCCATTAACCAGCAGGTAGACAACTACGTTCGCGTGGGTCACCAGACTCCATTCGATGCAGCTACTGCAATGGAAACCCTTGGCATGGCTCAGCAAAAGATGGAGACTTACCGCAGTGCAGCTGAGTATCTTTGTCAGAAGAAGTATACTTCTGAGCAGATGGTTAATTACTTCAACCAAGTATTTCCTTCTGCTGGTGAGAAAGCTTCCTATAAAGCACGTGAAGCACAAGAGGTTATGCACACCCAAGCAGGTGCCAACCTTGGTGAAGGTACTTTCTGGCAGCTCTTTAACACTGTAACCTACATGGCCGACCATACTCTTGGCCGAAATAATGATAACCGCCTTCAGTCTTCTTGGTACGGCACTAATGCCAATGTCAAGAAGAAGGCACTTGAACTTGCAGTCGCAGCATAGGAGAAATGAAAATGAGTTTTTGCAATGAAGTTCGTATTGGCTTTACCCAAATGGTTGGCCAAGAAGGTTTTACAACCAAAGAATTTGCTCGTAAAATAGGGTTCATTAATGATAATATGAGCCCGGGCAAAATCGGAAATATCATGACTAAAATTACAGATGAGGCTAAAAGATGCCGGGCACATGATGATAATCTTGTGGTAAATCCTAAAAAGGGTATGCCGGCGGAAAAGTCTGATCACGCTCACATGATGGAAGAGCTGGGAGTTCGTCTCTACCTGGAAAATTCAAAACCCAGTAATTCTGAAGGTAAACGTCGCTCGGCTCACCGTTTCAAAGTTGTAGCTATTGATACACAAAAAGTATCAACTTTTGTGAATGCATCTGTAGGAAATACATTTGAGCAGATTACTACACTTGCAATTCAAGAAGCAACTGACCAACAACTTATCAGCGAACTCTACCGGAGAAGTAACAATGGCTGATACAAACATGATGAAAAACTTTCTTGAGAAGGTTCAGAAGGGTATTGTTGACGTCCGCTTTGAGAAGGCGGACGGTACCCAGACCAATCGTAAGGTAACTCTTTCCCCAGATTGGATTCCTTCTGATCAGCCAGGCGTACAACAACCTGAGTATGAAGACCTGCTAGAAAACAAGGATACGATTATGGATAAAGACTACCTTCGTGTCTATAGTGTGACTGATCAGGGCTGGCGTACGATTAAGCCCAGTAAGTTAATTAGCTGGATTGGTTCTTAAGATGCTTAGGTACTTTTTGCAATACTTAGTTCTTCCAGTAGGTACTATGGTTATGGCATTAGTCTTATCTTATATTAATGCTTTAACTGGGTGGCCTGGATACTAGTAACAAAAATGTAACACCCCTAAGATAATCTCGCAAGAGTGCATTTTAGGGGTTTACTTTTATGCCATAATGTCTTATATAAGTAGTATTGATTGATTGATTGGATATTTTGATATGCGTAAGCAAACTTTGTATATTGTTATTTTTGTTCTTTCTTTCATTGCAGGTTTTTGGGCATACAATGCCTTTGCAGATGAGACACTTGACTGCAACGAAGTAAGTTTCGGTGAGTATGACTACACTGCCATTTCAACTAATCTTCCTACTCGGAATAACAACCCCGGCAACATCCGTAAGACGAAGGTAACCTACTATGGTGAAACTACTAATGAGTCTGGATTTGAGTCGTTCGCTGCTCCTGAATGGGGATATGCAGCTATGTTTGATCTTCTGGACCGCCTCTACTCTGGACTCTCTTTGAGTGAAGCAATCTACAAGTGGGCTCCGCCTGTAGAGAATGACACAGAACGGTATGTTCGGTTTGTTGCTAAGAAGACTGGTTATGACCGGAATGAGTATAAAGTAAATGTTAATGATGAAAGCATCATCGAGTTTGCCAAGTGGATGTCTGTCCTAGAAGGCATGAAAGGTTTCTCTGATGATGATGTAAGTTTTGGATATATGGTATGGGATAAATGTTACAATGACTAACATGAAAATTTACATTCTTAGTTTCTGGGATTATGAAACCGCTGAGACGGAGACTATGGGGTACTATCAAACGAAAGAGTTAGCAAAGTTGGATGCACTTGAGTTGTTTATCCGACTCAAGCGAAGCACTAAGGACGCATATGCCGAGCTGCAATATGAAAATTGGAGCTTTAAGAAATTTTGGGACAGCTATTACTTGCACCTTGATTCTGCCACCGTAGAAATGAGCGATGAATAATGATTAAGTCAGTGCATCACAAGTATGGTACAATAATTGATCCCCCTTCTGGATGGAAGTATGGTTTCCCTAAGCATTTACCAGATAGTAAAGATTATAAAGAGATGCTTAAGGAAAGCGGTTATCCAGAAAAAGATATTGATTTTGCAATGAAGCATTCACGAATGTGGTTTACACATGTCGGGTTTAGTTTGGTGAAGGACGATGAATAATGACTAATATTTATTTTGATTTTGAAGATGGCAACGGTCCTGTACCAGCACACCAGCATCCTAATGGCGGTGGCTGGGTAGCTGATACTGCTAAAGTATATGAGACTTCTTATGTTGGTCCTGATGCTCAGGTCTATGGTGATGCTACAGTCTCTGGTAATGCTCGGGTCTATGGTTATGCTGAGGTCTTTGGTAAAGCTCGGGTCTATGGTGCTGTTGAGGTCTATGGTAATGCCACGGTCTCTGGTAAGGCCACGGTCTCTGGTAATGCTCGGGGCTATGGTAATGCCACGGTCTCTGGTAAGGCCACGGTCTCTAGTAATGCTCGGGTCTCTGGTAATGCTCGGGTCTCTGGTAATGCTCTGGTCTCTAGTAATGCTCGGGTCTATGATGATGCTTGGGTCTCTGATGATGCTCGGGTCTCTAGTAATGCTACAGTCTCTGGTAATGCTCGGGTCTATGGTAATGCTTGGGTCTCTGGTAATGCTAAGGTCTGTGATGATGATCGGGTCTGTGATGATGATCAGGTCTATAGTTATACTAAGGTCCAGAAAGAGACCAAGAAAGATCGAATTTTTAT